GAGTCGTTTTGCAAACAATGCAAATTTGACCCATGCCTAGAATATCGGCAGAGGCCCGCTCAGCGGCAGCTTTTCGTGCTGGCGGCACCCGTCCGGCACCGCGACCGGGCATGACGCGGCCGGCTAAGGAGATATGGCAGCGAATTATCGACGATCGGCCGATTGACTTCTTTCGGCCAGGTTCGGTTGAGTTACTTGAGGATTACTGTCAGTTACGGGTTGAGAACCGAAGGTTACTTAGGCTTATCGCGAGGATGCGTGTGGATAGTTTGGAATATTTGGAATTGCAGAACCGACTAGTGAAGAACTCAGCGATGATGTTGTCGCACGCTACGAAGCTGCGGCTCACGCCGCAGGCGGATGTTGACGGCCGTTCCAAGGTGACTGAGGAGCATGGCGACGCTTCGGCTGCTGCCCGGTTGATTGGCGGCGCCGCTCTGAAGGTCGTCCGGTAAAATGCCGAACGCCGCGCGCCGGGATGAGCCGTCCCGCGCTGATGATGTGATTGCCTTCATCGAAGAATACCTGATCGTCCCCGAGGGGAGGGACGTGGGGCGGCCGATGCGGCTGCGCCCGTGGCAGCGGGAGATCATCGCCGGGATCTACGAGCCGGGTGTGCGCCGGGTGATTATTTCGCTGGCTCGCAAGAACGGCAAGACGGCGCTGGTCGCGATGCTGGTGCTGGCGCATCTGATCGGCCCCGAGGCGCGGCGCAATGCGCAGATCTTTTCGGCGGCGCAGTCGCGCGACCAGGCCAGCATCGTCTTTGCCTTGGCGGCAAAGATGGTCCGCATGTCGCCGGTGCTGCACAAGCCCGAAAACGTCGTGGTGCGGGACTCGGCGAAGGAACTCTATTCGCCGCTGACCGGGGTTCGCTACAAGGCGCTCTCGGCCGACGCCACGACGGCTTACGGCTTGTCGCCGGTGCTGGCGATCCACGACGAACTCGGCCAGGTCGAGGGGCCACGATCCGAACTCTACGACGCGCTGGAAACCGCGATGGGGGCGCAGGAGGCGCCGCTGTCCATCGTGATCTCCACGCAGGCGCCGACCGATGCGGATCTGCTGTCGCGGCTCATCGACCGGGCCAAGACCGAGGGCAATCCGCGGACCCGGCTGTTCCTCTACGCTTCGGAACCCGACGACGACCCGTTCGAGGAGGCGACTTGGCGGAAGGCGAACCCGGCGCTCGGCGATTTCTGCTCGCTGGCGGAAATGCGCGACCTGGCGGACGAGGCGCGCGCCTTGCCGACGCAGGAAGCTGCCTTTCGCAATCTCAACCTCAATCAGCGGATCTCGGCGGAAGGGCATTTTATCAGCCCGACGGTGTGGGCGCTCAACGCCGGCGAGATGGATCTGGAGGTGTTCGCCAACTCCCCGGTTTATGTCGGTGTCGACCTTTCGGCGACGCAGGATCTGACGGCGATCGTCGCGGTGGCGATCGGCGATGACGGCGTCCACCATGTCAAACCGTGGTTCTTCCTACCGGGTCAGGGTCTGAGGGCTCGCGCCGAGCGCGACCGTGTCGAATACGACACCTGGGCGCGGCAGGGTTATCTGATCCCGATCCCTGGTAGCCGGACGATCGACGAGGATTTTATTGCGGCGAAGATCGCGCCGCTGCTCAGCCGGCTCGATGTCCGCGCGGTTGCCTATGACCGCTGGCAGTTCGAGAGCCTGCGCAAGGCGTTTCTCCGGGTCGATTATGAGCCGCCGTTCCTGGAGGATTTCGGGCAGGGTTTTAAGACCATGACCCCGGCGTTGAAGGCACTGGAAACCGTGCTGCTGGAGGGTCGGGCGCGACACTGCAATCACCCGGTGCTGACGATGTGCGCGTCGAATGTCCGGGTTACCTCAGACGACGCCGGCAACCGTCGTCTGACAAAGCGTCGCTCGACCGGCCGGATCGACGGCATGGTCGCCTTTGCGATGGCCGAGGGCGCTGCAGCGGCGGATAACGAGGTGCCGCTCGACATCAGGGCGATGGTCGCCTAAGCGCGGGAACTCATCATGGACCTGATCCGCAAAACCGCCGCCGGCAAGGTGGATGGGAGCCTGAGCTATGTGCTTTCGGACGCCACGGTCGACCGCTACGGCGACGTGATCGAGCCGAAGGGCTGGCTGCTGGACAATTTCCGGCGCAACCCTGTGGCCCTGTTCAACCACAACGCCAATCATGTCGTCGGCAACTGGCGCGACGTGCGGGTCGAGAACGGGCGGCTGCTTGCCGAGTTCGAGGCGGCGCCGCCGGGCACGACACAGATGGCAGACGACGTCCGCCGGCTGATCGACGCCGATGTCCTCGGCGCGACTAGCGTCGGCTTTCTCGGCCTTGAGTCCGAGCCGATCGACGCGAAACGGCCGAATGCCGGGACGCGCTACACCAGGCAGGAGCTTTTGGAGACGAGCATCGTGTCGGTGCCGGCGAATGCGTCGGCACTGCACGTTGCGCGCTCGATGAACATTTCCGACGACACCATCAACCTTGTCTTCGGCGAGCATGCCGCAACGAGACGGGACATGGTGACCACAACCGGCGGGCATGCCGTCACGAAACGCCTTTCCAGGGCGGACAATCCAATGACCATCAGCCAACAGATTCAGGACACTCAAACACGCCTTAACGCAGCGCGTGATGCGCTGACGGAGTACGTCACCGAGCCTGATCAAGACCCGGTGCAACGCGACGCGATGTCGAACGATATCCTAGCGGTTGAAGCCGAGCTTCGCTCGCTGGAGAATGCCGAGCGTGCCTTAGCGCCGCGCGGGCCGGGGCAACAGGTGGCGGCAACGAGTATTGCCGCGCCCGCCAACCTTCGTCGTCCGCTCGGGTTGCCGGCGAAGGAACGAACGCACCTCGACCTCTATTTGGGGATGCTGGCGGCACGGGTCCGGGCCGCGGTGACCAGGCAACCGATCGATGACGTGCTGCGCCAGCATTACCCGGAAGACGAGGGGACGGCGATCGTCACCCGCGCCGCGATTAGCGGAGCGACGACGGTTGGCTCAGGATGGGCGATCGACCTTGTGCAGTTAGCGCAGGGCGAGTTCGTCAACCTGCTCTATCCGAACTCGGTGTTCCCGAAGCTCTCGGCGATGGGAACGGCGCTGAACTTCGGGCCGAATGCAGGGGCGATCAAGATCCCGAGCCGAACGGCGTCCCCATCGATCGGTGGCACGTTCGTTGCCGAAGCCCAGCCGATTCCCGTGCGTCGGTTTGGGACGACGTCGATCACGTTGTATCCACACAAGGTCGGCGGCATCAGCGTCTATAGCCGCGAGATCGCCCAGTATTCCAACCCGGCGATTGAAGCGCTGATCCGCGACAGCATCGTCAACGACACGAGCATCAACATCGACGGCGTGTTGCTCGATAATACGGCGGTGTCGACGACGCGGCCGGCGGGGCTCACCAACGGCGTGTCGACGCTCACCGCGACGACGGGTGGCGGCTATGCGGCGTTCCTGGGTGACCTCAACAAGCTCACGGCGCCATTTTATGCCGCCAACGCCGGCCGCAAGCTGGCGCTATTGGTGAACCCGCAGCAACGGCAGCAACTTATGTTCGCGCCTGGGCCGGCCGGCGCCCCGTTCGGGTGGGCCACCCAGTTCCTCGACATGTTCACCATCGTTGCCTCGACCTCGATCGCCGCCGGCAGCGCGTACATGATCGACACCGTCGATTTTGTCAGCGTGGCGGATGCGCCCGAGTTCATCATCAGTGAAGAAGCCACCCTGCATATGGAGGACACGACGCCCTTGCAGCTCGCAACGGGCGCACAGGGTTCCGGGGTGCTCGCGACGCCGTCGCAATCGATGTTCCAGACTGCGCAAATCGCCATTCGCATGACCGCGAACGTCAGTTGGGCCATGCGGCGCAGCGGCATGGTGCAGTTCATCGGCAGCGGCATCAACTGGGGGCCGTAAGCACCTTGACGGCAGGGCGGGGTTCTTCCCCGCCCTCATTTTTTCCCGGAGGATTCAATGTCTGATCCAACGCCGACGCAGGCCGAGGCCGACGTCCTTCAACACACCGCGCTCGGAATCGACCCGACGCATATGCCGCCATCAAACGTCGATGTTCCGGCGATCGGCGGCGGCGGGCCGCCGGGTTCGACCCTCACCTGCACGATGGGCAACTGGGAGGGCGAGCCGACGAGCTACGCTTACAGTTGGCGAGCCGGCAATGCCAATCTCGGGTCCGGCGAGACCTATGTCGTCGCCGAGGAGGATGTCGGCCGCGAGATCTGCTGTCTCGTCACCGCGAGCAATGCCTACGGCTCGACGATGGCGCCGCCGTCCAACAGGGTGACGGTGGCGGCAGGCGGGACGCAGGCGGCGCGGTCCCGTGGTCCCGAGAAAGAGACCCGCGACATGAAGCCCGAGCCTGGATCGCCCGGCTACAAGACCCGCTGATGGCGTCGAACTGGCTCGCCAAGCTGCCGTGGGGCAAGCGGGCGGTCGAAGGACAGTATCGACCAGGCCCGTATTACCTGACCCAGGGACAGAATACCGGCTGGCTGAGCGCGAGCGCGGGCCGATACTGGAACTGGTGGCAGAGCGGCCACAACCTCCAGCCGTTTGGCTCGCAGAGCGCGATGCTGGAAGCCTGCGTCTCGGCCTATTCGCAGACCGTCGCGATGTGTCCCGGCGATCACTGGCGCAAGCTCGACAATGGCGGGCGCGAGCGCGTCGCCAACTCGGCGTTGACCCGGATTATGAAGTCGCCGAACGACTACCAGAACATCAGTGATTTCCTGATGAACCTGACGCGGCGATTGTACGAGCGCGGCGAGAGTTTTGCCGTCGCCGAGCGCAACAACCGGGCCGAGATCAGTGCGCTGCACCTGATGCGCGACGGCTGGCCGTCGATCTCCCCCGAGGACGGTTCGATCTTTTATTCGCTCGCCGGCAACGAGGTCGCGGCGGCGCGGCTTGACCTGACGACGGGGATTCCGGCACGCGACGTGCTGCACGTCCGTCTGCATACGCCGCGGCATCCGTTGCGCGGCGAGAGCCCGATCCTCTCGGCGGCGCTCGACCTGGCGATGTCGAGCCTGGCGCGGCAGCAGCAGGTGAACTTTTACGGTAACCAGTCGCGGCCGAGTTTCCTGTTGACCACCGATGTGGTCATGCCGCGCGAGAAGGCGAAGGAGCTGCGCGACTGGTGGAACGAGCAGTCGCAGAGCGAGAATGTCGGCGGCACGCCGATTCTGACCAGCGGGCTCAAGGCACAGCCGATCGAGACATCGGCGATCGACGCGCAGCTCGCCGAGATGCTGCGGATGTCCGACGAGAAGATCGCGCTGGCGATGCGGATACCGCTTCAGATTCTCGGCATCGGCGGCACGACCTTCGCGAACACCGAACTTTTAATGCAGTCGTGGATCGCCTCGGGGCTAGGTTTCACGCTCAACCACATCGAGGAAGCGTTCGGCGCGCTGTTCGGGTTGCGCGGCATGCCCGACGAGTATCTTGAACTGGACACACGCGCATTGCTGCGCAGCGCTTACCGCGAGCGCATCGAGGGGCTGGCGCGCGGCGTCATCAGCGGCATCTACTCGCCCGACGAGGCACGCGCGGAGGAGGACCTGCCGGCGGTGCCCGGTGGCTTCGGGAAGCAGCCCCGCGTGCAACAGCAGGTCGTGCCGCTGTCCTACGGTGCCGATCTGAAACCGCCCGACCCGCAGGCCCCAAACCAGCCACAGCCCGCGAGCAATACCGATCCTGCCGATGATGGGAGCGGCGATGCTGGCGACAACCTTGGGAAAGCCTACCGTGCAGAGCGTCGCCGCCTCGCCGGTTGAATTGCTGGCGGCAGAGGTCGCCGCCGACGTTCACGCAATCGAACGTGAGTTGCGCTTGCAGCTATCGGCTGCACTGGCCGAGATCCGCGAGGCGCGTGCCGCACTGAGGGCCGACCGTGCCGAAGTTGAGTTGCACATCGAGCGCGTGATCACCGAAAAACTTGCCACGCTACAGGATGGCCCGCAGGGGCCGCAGGGCGCGCCTGGGGAGCGGGGAGAGCGTGGGGAGGCTATCACTGGGCCGCCGGGCGAACAGGGCATTCCTGGACCTCCTGGCGAGCCGGGAGAGCCGGGGCGCACGATGGCCTTCCGGGGCGCGTGGAAGGCCGCCAGCGCCTATGAAGCGCTCGACGTGGCAATGGTGGACGGTTCGTCATTTGTCGCGCTGTGCGACGCGCCTGGGCCGTGTCCCGGCGAGCATTGGCGGCTTATTGCCTGTCACGGCAAAGCGGGGCTGCCGGGACCGGCCGGGCCGATGGGGGAGCGCGGCTGGCCGGGGCCGCCTGGCGCCGCGCCGGCAGCGCTGGAGGTCGACGGCGAGGGCATGCTGACGCTGCGCCTCGGCGACGGCTCGGCGCTGACCTGTGATTTCTACCCGCTGCTGTCGGAGCGGCGGTGAACCATTACCGCATCACGCAGGTTGTGACGCCAGCGACGAGCCTCGCGCTGGTGAGCCTCGATGACGCCAAGGCGGCGCTCGGGATCGATCCGGCGGATACCTCGCAGGACGCCGCCTTAGCGCGGCAGATCGACGCCACGTCGACCGCGATAAACAATTGGTGCGACCGGATCTTCGTGGTGCAGACATACCGGGATCAGCTGCGCAACGCCTGCGGCTATTTCGGCGAGCCGCTGGTGACGCGCCAATACCCGATCGTGGTGGCGGACGAGGTGCCGCTGGTCGTCACCGAGGATGGCGCGGCGCTCGACCCGGCGCTCATCGAGGTTTACCCGGAGACGGGGCGGCTCTATCGGCTCGACAGCGCATCCGCCGCACCGAGCGCCTGGTCGGCGCCGCTGATCGTGGTGGACTACACCGCCGGGTTCGCGGAGATCCCGGCCGATGTCGAGGGCGCGTGTCTCGAATGGCTGACGGCGCGCTGGTACGGGATGGGGCGTGACCCGGCGCTGCGCAGCGAGACCATCCCCGACGTGATCTCGCAGACGTGGTCGACCGACACCAGCGCGACCGCGACGGCGGTGCCGCCCGGCGTGCGCGACTGGCTCGCGCCATACAAGGTGTGGTCGGCATGAGGCCCGAGCAGATGATTGCGCGGCTCGACGCGGCGATTGCCCAGACTGGCGAGAGCGTCACCTTGCAGCACACCGCGGTGGATAGTGCGACCGGCGGCATCAGCGTGACCGCAGAAGTGACTTGCCCGGCGCAGATCCGGTCCTATGCGCCGCAAGACCTCGAAGCCGGCGATGTGCAGGATATTCGCGTCATTCTTAGCCCCAACGGGCTCGGCAGCTTCGGCATCCCGAGCCGGGATACCCGCATCCTCATCAACAGCAACCCGTCGAACATCGAGCAGATCGGCCCGCTCTACTATGGCGGGCAGCTCGTCCGCGTGAACCTGCTCTGTCGAGGATAACACCATGATTATCGAGATCCTCTTCGTCGTGACGATGTTCCTCTGGGTTCTCACGCTTTTGCCGTTTCCGCCACTCGCCCCGTATGCCCGCGGGTCAGACTTCTTAGCTTTCGTCTCGGTCCTGTTGCTCGCCATGTTCATTTTCCTGCCGGGGTTGCGCGGATAGATGACCGATCAGCGCGAGGCGATCCTGTCGCGGCTGGTGGCGGTGTGCGGCGAGGTCGAGGGCATCAACGCCGTCGGCCGCAACACGCTCGATGTTTCGGCGATGCTGCGCCCGGCGGTGATCGTGCTCGACGGCACCGAACAGATCGCCACGGCGGCGCTGAGCGATTACCGGGCGCCGACCGTGACCAAGCGACAGATCATGCAACTCGTGCCGCAGATCATCATCGCCCTGCGCGGCAATACCGGCGCCGAGGGCGGCACGCTGCTCACGCTGTTCCGCAACCGGGTGCTGTCGGCGATCCTCAGCGACGCGGCGCTACAAGCCAGCGTCACCAGCAACGGCGGTATTCGCTACACCGGCTGCGTGGTGCCGCCGCCCGACGCCGAGGGGCGAGAGTTCCGCATCGACCTCAATCTGACGTTCACCTACACGTTCGATTTGAGCGGGCTGCAATGAACGTCGATGTCCGTATCGAGGTCAGCGACACACGTGTGCAATTGATGTTCGACCAGTTGCCGAAAACGCTGCAAGCCAACCTGAAGGTCAAGATCGACGCGCTCACCGCCGAATTGCTTGCCAAAGTGCGCGCCGGCGAACCGCATCGCACGGGTCGGCTCATGCAAGAGACCAGGAGGTTTGTCGACGAGCGCGAGGACTGGGTGCGCGGTCGGGTCCGCGTCCTTGGCCCCGGCGGGCGCGGCCACGCCATCGCCGCCGCCGCGCTCGAATACGGCGCGCACCGTGCCTTCCCGGTGAAGGGCTATAGCCGCCGCGGCGGAACCGCGGTCAGTGGTTATGACCGACACGCCAACATCGCGGCGCGGCGATTTCTGCGCGGTGCGGCCGAGGGGATGCGCGCAAAGGTGCTCGCCGAATTGCAGCAGGCCATCGCCGAAACGGTTGCCACCTAGAGGAGAATCAATCGATGCAAGGAGCCACACCCCGCGTCGCGACGCCGGGCACCTTCGATGTCTACGCCGCCGACCAAATCGTTGCCGCGGTGAAGTTTGTCGGCGGCAATGCCATTGGGCCGCAAATCCAGATGGATCTCGTCCGGGTCATGTTCCGGCCGAATAACCCGGTCGGCTTGATCCAAGATGAATGGGGGCAATTGCACCTGACCGGCGAGGTGCTCGCCGACGACACCGGCAGTTTCGGGACCGTGACCCATCCCGACACTACCCTCGTTTCGCCACTGACCGATATGTACTACCTCGGCAAGGGCATCGTCTCGATCCAGACCGAGGGCGATATTACCTACCGCGACCTCGGCAACGTCCCAACATTTGAATTTGTCCCCGCCGTCACCACGCTGCCGCACTATTCCTCGCGTCACGGCGTGCGAGTGAAGGATCTCGAAATCATCCATGAGAAAGCCGCGTCGCTAAACCTGATCATGGACGAGTGGACTTACGACAACCTGAAGCTGGCGTTCCTCGGTATGGACTCGGCCGGCCCCTGATGGTTTCGCTGGTCGACATCGTCAGGCAGAAGCGCACGGTGAAGATCGCCGCGGGCGAGATCGAGTTGCGCGGCCTCGGTCTGCGCCAAATCGCGGAGCTGTTCCTGCAATTCCCTGGCTTGCGCAACATCTCCACCGAAGGCGCGCCGGATATCGGCGTCATCGAGCTTGTCGCCCAGGCACCAGATGCTATCGCCACCATCATCGCTGAAGCGGCGGGCCAACCGGAAGCGGTTGAGGCGATTGCGGACGGTGTTCTTACCCCGGACGATGTGATCGAGTGTTTGACGGCGATTGCCGACCTCACGTTCCCGCAAGGTGCCCGCCCTTTTCTGGAAAGGCTGTGGCGCCTGCTCGGCCTGCGCGTCGCCGCCAAGGCTGGCGAGGATCTGGATACGAGTGCGCCGATGGTGCCGAGCGGCTTATCGCCTCCGGTCATGATGGCCGCGAAGTGATGAACTACACCCCGCGGCAACTTCAGGCGTTTCTGTTTCTCGCACAGCGGCGACGGCAGGGCGAACTCTCTGAGCAACTGCACCTGAACACCCTTGCTGCCCGCGGCGACGAGAAGGCGGTGCGCAAGCAAATGCGAGAATTGGAGAAGTAGGTGGCGCTCGGCGGCGGCGGCAACAACCTCACCATCGGCATCGGTGTCGACACCTCGAAGATGCGCGCCGAGCTGGCGCAGGCTAGGGTCGATCTGCAACGGTTCACCCGAGAGGCGAACGCCGCCGCAAAATCCGGCGACACCGCGCAAAGGTTTGCCTCGGCGCAGAAGGCCAGCGAGGCGGCGAACAAGGTCAACGCCTATGCGCAGGCGATCCGCAACGCCAACAAAGCGCACATCGAAGGCGCCGCCGCTTCCAAGGAGTTCAGCGCCACCTTCGGGAAGCTCTCGGCCGATTTCGCCCTCTTTGGGGAAAGCGCGAGGGCGATCAAAGGCGGCCTGATCGCGACGGGGATCATCGAGGCGTTGAAGTTTGTCGGCGAGGCGGTGACCTCGGTGACCGAGAGGATCGAGACTCTCCAGCGAATCTCAAAGGCCACCGGGTTCGACACCAGGACGATCCAGATCTTTGAAAAGGCGCTGAAAGACACCGGCGCCGATGCGACTGAGGTCGGCAAGATCCTCTTCAAGCTCAGTCAATCATATGACTCGGTCCGGCTCGCAGCCGAGCGCGGTGGCAAGGCGCTCGGCAGCGCCACCAGAATCCTTCGCGGCGGTGACCAGAGCACGATGCAAGGCGGCGTTCAGATCGTCCGGGGTGGCGAGGGGAGCCTGCGTCCGGGGCCGCAAATGATGAATGTCATGCGCGGCAGCGCTATCGTCGCTCCGCCCGAGATCAAGGACGCGGCGACGGCATACGAGGCGCTTGGGGTCGAGGCCACGAAGTACAACAATTCTCTCGAAGACCAGCAGCAACTGATCGTCGATATCGGTAAGGGACTGCGGGCCTGGCGCGACGCCGGCCGTGTCGATGTCGCCAACGCCGCCGCCGTGCAGCTCCTGGGAAAGAACTACCGGGAAGTGGCGAAGGCGCTCGACGAAATTTCTAAACCAGGGGCGATGGCGAGTATCCAGGCCGCCTTGGCGAAGACAGGTCAGCTCATCACCCCGGAACAACAGGAGCTTGTCGACAAGTTCAGCCAAACACAGTCGGCCTTTGGCGATCAATTTGAGGGGTCGCATACCAGGACGGCAATGAAGGCGCTGCCGACTGCCACGGCAACAATTGAACAAATGACGAAGGCGCTGGAAGAGGCGGCAAAAGCACCAAGCGACGTCGCCGCGGCGATCACGCAGACGGGAAACAGCATCACCGAGGGCTGGAACCGCGTTTCGACCAACGTCACCCAGGCATCCAGCGACCTCGTCGGCTTCTTTAACAATCTCGGCGGCCAGATCACCAACACCTGGAATGCCTACATGCAGCAGATCGGGAAGGCCTCGACTGGCGCGTTTCCCGTGGTGCCCTCGCCCTTTGCGTCGGGCGGCCTGGTGAGCGGCCCCGGTACCGGCACCAGCGACAGCGTCCTGGCGCGGCTCAGCAGCGGCGAGTTCGTGGTCAATGCCGCTCGCGTCCGACAGGTCGGGCTCGGCTTTATGCACCGGCTCAACGGCTACGCCTCCGGCGGCCTGGTGCCGTCACCGCTCCGCTTCGCCGCGGGCGGTCTGGTGCCGGGCGCTAGTGGCGGGACGCCAGTCCATCTCCACCTCGACGGGCAGTCATTCGCGACGAGCGCGACGGAAAGCGTTGCGGGTGCGCTGGTCGTGGCGGCACGCCGGCAGCAAATGCGCTCGGCGGGCGTCAAGCCGTCGTGGTACGGCGGAAGGCCGGGCGCCTGAACCGATGCTCCCAGCGACATTCTCCACGGTGCTCGATATCGTCGGTCCCGGCGTCAATCCATTTTCGGCGCGTGCTCTGCGCGGCACGCTCAGCCCGATTGCGCTGGCGCAAGGCAATGACAAGCTGGCGCGCACGGTCAACGGAACGCTCGTCGACGTCTCCGCGCCGCAAATGCGCAAGTACCAGCTCGAAGTATCCGGCGATGACGTGGCGCCGCCCGCGCTCGACGGTCTGTGGGTCGGGATGCAAGTCACGGTGAACTCGCACGTCGAGTTGGCCTATCTGACGGCCGGTGGCGTGCCGGGACGCACGCCGGTCTCTGGCAGCCAGCGCATCGAGGGCGACTATACCTATTACTGCCCGCAGTTTGAGATGCTGGTCGTGGAATTACAGGTCGAGCGGCAGGAATGGGCCGCCGAAGTGACCTGGTCGCTCAAGTTTGAGGAGCTGTGATGCCCGGCCCATTTTACTTTTCGTGGTGCGGTGGGGCGATCCAAGAGCAAGTGACGCTCGTCACCAACGGCAACACGCACGGTGGCAATATCGGCAGCACGCCGATTGTGGGCGACACGCAAGGCTTACAGGTCGTCAATGTCGCCAGTAGCTCCGGACTCCAGGAGGCTGAGCTCTATCAGCTCAGCGGGCCGGGCGTCGCTGATGGCACCTATTTTGTTTATGATACCGGCTTGCTGAGCGGCGCACCCAACTCGATCGCCCTAACGCGCGCCGTGAGCACAGCGCGCTCCGTTAACCTCCAAGCCAATAATTCGATTCCTGTCGGCGAGGTGGCCGCGACGCTTCTGGCCGGCAGCGATGTTGCGGTGCTCAGCGATATCGATCTCGCGCCGGGAACTTACGGCATTCGCGGGACCGGCATCGCCGCAGTGCTTCAGACCATCACGCAGACGAGCATTTCAAGCGGCGGCGACAGCGTAACCAGCAGCACGACAAACCTCGTGCTCACGAGCTCCGCTTTCTTCGAATACGACGGCACCAGCGGCTCGGCGCATATGCGATACATGGTCGCCGATAATGATGTCACCATCACAAACGACCTGCTCGGCGGAACGATCACGACCACTCAGTATCACGTCGTCAAAAAACCGGCGTTCGCGACGACAACGGGCCAATTTCCCGTGGTGATTTCGGGAATGCCGAATAGCGATTGGTACAGCATCACCAGCATACCGAGCGGCGTGCTCTCCGGGCTGCAAACCGGCTTGCGGTACAACATCACCGGGAACGGGCTACAGGTCGGCACGACCTTCGTCGCGCCCAGCGGCGGCAACGCGATCGAGATTGATCAGCCGGCCTCGTCGTCTCAGCTAAACGCCATCCTCACAATCACCGGACCTCGCACGCCCGACAGCGCGTTTGATCCCGCCGTGCACGACCGCTTCGATGCTGACATCCTCGCTATCGACATCAGCCAGGAGGAAGGGTCATTCGCCACGCTGACCGTCAGCCTGAAGCCGACGAGCCTCGGGCTCGGCCTGCTCGCCGTCGGTCGCAATCTCTGGTGCTGGCTTTCCTGGGATCAGGCGTGGACGCCGGGCGGCTCGGTGCCGCCGGACCTCGTGCCGCTGTTCAATGGGCGCTTGATTGGGGTGCCGAAACTGCAAGCCGGCGAGATCGTGCAACTCGAATTCATCGCAAGGCCGGATGACTTCGGCGCCCAAAAACTCGCACTCTTCGAGTCGCTCGCCGAGCTGCCTTATTACGACCCGGTCTGGCTCGCGGCGAACGTCAACACCGACACCGTGCTCGAAACCTATTCCGCGCTCTGGCATATCGACCGGGCCACGCTCGGCGTCACCGTCAGCGATTTGCTGCAGGGCGAGGACGGCACGATTGTCGTCGATGAAACCGTTTCGCTTTACGAAAACTTCAGCCTGACCTATGGGCAACCGCCGCTCGTCGCCGTGACCGTTTCCGGCACGGTGACGTGGCAACAACAAGCCACCGGCAATCTCGATGTGACGCAGAAGATCGTGGACGCCTTTCGCGCGCAGAACTCCCCGTGGAAAGACGCCTTCCCCAAGCCCGAGGGGGACACCGGACCCGGTGGTGGTGGCCTTATTTCGGTGCTCTCTGGTGACGGGATGCAAACTGATTGGCCGAAGCCGGGAACCAGCATCGGCGGCGGGTGGAGTTTGTCGAGCTACAATGACGGCAGCGGATATCCGCTCTGCTATTGCTGGAATGCGGTCTGGCCGATCGGCTGGTTGAAGTCGAAAACCTACAACGTCACCGTTGCCGCCCAAAACCCGAGCGTGCAGACGAATGCCGATGGCTCGGCGAATAATTCAGCAATGCTCACGGGGCAATACAGCACATACATCTATGGCTTCCCCTTGAACATTTACAAAGTGCGCATGGTGCTGCGGTACGAGGCAGACCGGCGGCGCACCGAAACCATCAGCGCCGTGATGATGGCTGACGTGCAGCGCTTGCTTTCGGATACCGCCGAACAGGACCGCGAAACCGTGGAGCTAACCTCGGAATATGTCGGGCAAGGCGTCGACCCCGGCGGCGAAGTCCCGATCGGCGATGTATCTTATCGCTCGTATTTCCAGACCGAGCGCGGCACCAGATCCTTTGAATACTTGCTGCTTGCTGCTCGGGCGAAACTACGGGCCAGGGCGCGAGCGGTGGACATTACCTTTGCGATGCCTTGGGGCGCCTCGCTTGGTCTCAACCTTCGCAACAGCGTTACGCTTTTCGATCGCCGGCTTCCCGGCGGCTCGGCAACCGGCAAGGTGAAATCGTACAAGCTGAGCGTGAGCGGAGGCCGGATGCTCGGCGAGTTTACAATCGGTTGCAGCATCGGGACCGGGGACGCTTCAACCGCCGTCGCTGGCGTCAATGCTTACGTCGATGACGGCTATGTCGACGGCTACCAAGTCGTGGCCGGCGGTCAAGCGATGCTACTCGACGACGAGCTGGCTTATCAAACGCTCGACGACTTCGCTATCGACGATGACGGGCTGCAATTGCGAAACATGACCATCCGCAGCGCGGTCAATGTCTGCACCGTACTCAACGGTTTGTTGACGCAGCTTCAGGCGCTTGGCCCCTATCAGCAGACGGTCGGATACGGCGATCCGTCGAGCGTCATTCGGAACCTTAGCACACAGGTCACGCTCGACATGAAGCCGGTGCAGGGGGCCGAGTTTCACACCTCGTTCTTCCCCGCCGTCTCCCCGTTGGCGCTTCCGAAGACAATCGACCTCGGCGCCACCGACGACGAGATGATGGCCGAGTGGGATCGCGGATCGGGCGGCTCGACATGGGACGGCGGCGACACTTCCTGGGATCAACCGAGTGCCTAGCCAGATCGACCCGACGCAGCCGCCCGAAGGTCAGCCGACGACGCAGGGCGTCCGCGATAATTTCGCGGTCGCGGCGTCGGAGATTACGGCGCTGCAAGATGCGGCGCAGGGCGCGCCATTCATGTCGCTGTCCGGCGGGCAGATGGCCGGATCGCTGATGCTGAACAACGATCCCGGCGCGGCGCGGGAGGCGGCGAGCAAGCAATACGTCGATCGCATGGTGGCGCCGGGGCCGGCCGGCGCAGAGGGGCCGGTGGGGCCGGTGGGGCCAGCCGGCGTCCAAGGCGCGCCCGGAGCGCAGGGCGTGCCAGGAACACCGGGTGCCCAAGGCCCGCAAGGATTGCCGGGGGCGAAGGGCGATATCGGCTCAACCGGCGCCACCGGACCGCAGGGGCAGATGGGCCCGCAGGGCCAGCAAGGGCCGAACTGGCAAGTCGGCCCGGGGCTGAGGCTGAATGCGGGGACGACGCCATCGACGCTGCTGTTCGGAGACGTGGCCGATGCGAACTTGCTGGCGAACGTCAGCGGCGCGGTCGCGCCCGCCGTCGCTACCACGCTTACGGCGTTGCTCGACAAGGTGTTCGGCAACACGCGCGGCGCGATTCTCTATCGTGGAGCGACCGGCTGGGCCGCGCTGCCGCCGGGAGCAAATGCCAGCCATCTGATGTCGCAAGGTCCGAATGCCGATCCGATTTGGGTAACGAACGCGACATTGCAGCTTTCACCACCGGACCCGGCCGGCACGATGAGCACCGTGGGCGTCATGTGTGGTTTTGGCGTTGCCGGCGCTGTGATTACGCCAGCCGCAGCCGGGAATGTCCTCATCACCGTGACCGGCGCAGCGGGCGTCTCGTCCGGCAATGCTCCCGGCACGGTGAAGCTGGTCGTAGGCACCGGCACGCGGCCGGCGAACGGCGCGGCATTGCCGGCAGGCGCCACGGTTATTTCTTCAACTCTCGCCGCAGCGGTGCGCGCCGAGTTTACGCTGACCGGGCTCGCGCTCGGCTTGACCCGTGGCACGCAATACTGGATCGATCTGCTACAGGCGAGCCCGGCCAGCAACCTGACACTGACACTGACGAACAACACCATCACAGCAGTGGGAATGGGCTAATGCTCGAATATGCCGTCCGGCCCTACCAGACGCCGAACAGCCAAGGGAAGATCATCATCCCGTCGACGCCGGGCTCATCGAGCCAGCGCGCGACGATCACATGGGGCGCAAAGAATTCGGCGATCCCACAAGCGAACAAGGGCTTTAACGTCGTCTGCTGCTCCGAGCAGTTGGACGAAGTCGAGCGTGAAGGTGAAGTCGTCCAAATCCCGATCACGCAAGCGCAAGTTGACCAAGGTCACATGGAAGTTTTCCGGGCCAACAAACTAAAGCACAACAAGAAATCCAACGATAGCCACCCGTGCGATAGCCCTCTCGACCAGTACCTAGGCGCGGAGTTCGGCCTCGATGACACGGGCGACACCCACATCGATCTCGGCTGGGCCGGGACTGTCGATGAAGATTCCAAGTGTCACGTTACTTGGGCGCTGAACAATAACACGGCGGCGGCTGCGTGATGGTCGATTACGTCGAGTTCCCGACCGATCTGGTTCGCAGGATCGTTTTACCGAAGAAGCCAGATGATGGCGGCGGCGGCGATGATGGCGGGGGGCATTTCTGCGGCTCGTATGGTTACGGCGCGATAACCGCTTTCGTCACGCCCGGCCTTATCTCCGACGTACCCTATGGGCCTAGTCTCGCTGAGCCTTTCGTCGGCCCAATCCACTTTGGTGATCAGGTTGTGGCCCAAGCCGCCCCTTATGGGCAAGCCGCAGAAGGGTTAGCACTAAACCTCAGTGGAATTGACTTTACAACACCACAAACGCGAGAGCTGTCACACACAATTCCCGGAATGTCAGAGCGGTTTACTGCCAATCTGGTAGTTGGCTATGAAACGCTTGGGTATCAGCTCGATTTTGCATGGTTCTCATCAGCGACAATTACAGTAGAGCTCCCGGGGCAACCCCTATATGGCTTGGATTTTCAGAACGCCGAACATCCTGAGCTTCCATTTACGCCCAGAATTATAATGGGCACAGCTATCGGTGAGGGAGGCTTTAGCTATTTCTATGACTTCAAAAGTAAAGGGCCTGCGGTAGTGTGGTGGAGATGGAATGATTATCCCATTTTTACCGAACTGTGGATTCCAACCGGCCTCTACGCGGGGCACAACCTTTTTGAAGGCGATTGGTACACTTGGCAAATAACCGCCGTCTGTGGCTGAATAACCAATGATCGATATAACGTATCGCACCATCGGGCCTTGGGGACCGGGTAAAGGCGCGAACCTTCAGGCGAGCGAAGTTGATAATAATTTCTGGTCTGCCGCTGTCGCGATCGACGCGCTGATCAACGACCCGCCGGAAGCGAACGGCATCGGCGCCATTAGTGTTTCCGGCACGCAGATGACCATCGTCCTGAACGACGGGACGGTGATGGGTCCGTATACGATCCCCGTGCTCACGTTCCGTTGGCGCGGCGAGTGGAACCCGAGCACTCCGTACGCGGAACTCGATGTGTTCACTAAAGACGCCGTAGGTATCTTCCTCGTGCAGATTGCCTACACCTCCGGCACGGATTGGGATCCGAACGTCACTGACGGCTCTGGTAATCTGATTCTCAAACAGTTGTTTGGCGCTGTTGATGCTGGTCTTCGCAATTTGCCAGATGTTCGGATATCAACAGATGGTCTCCATAGTGGCGATGCACTCATCTGGGTAGCTGAAGACGGATTCTGGGAGAATTTCACCCTCGGCGGCATGGCGTATCAAGACCCGTCGTTTGTAAACATTACCGGCGGCGTCATTACTGGAATGTCAAATCCCGCCGACGCCAGCGACGTTGCAACGAAGGCTTATGTCGACAGCGCAGTGGTCGGAGGTACGCCGCCGATCCCGCCGCTCACGATGCTCTGCAATATCAACACGTTCACCGCAGTACCTTCCGCGCCGCAATCACTGAGTAACTATCTGGACGCCGCGTTCGGCTCGACCGTCGTCGGCAATATCATTTATCGCTCCGGTGCAGTCTGGCAGGTATTGCCGCCAGGGGCACCGGGCACCATCCTTCAGTGCAACGGTGCGGGCGTCGATATCACTTGGACAGCCGCGCCGGGATTGGGCGTCGTGTCGATCACCGCCGGACCCGGCATATCGACCGGCGGCGCGCCGATCACGTCCACCGGCACAGTCTCGCTCGCCAACGTCTCGGACGGGCAGCTGCTCGCCGACATCAGCGGCAGCGCTGCGGCGCCGACCGGCGTCACGCTGAGCGCATACCTTGATCACGTCCTCAGCTCGTCGCGCGGCACTATCCTGACGCGCAACGTCAGCGGCTGGGTGAGCCTCAATCCCGGCACATCCGGCTATTACCTCAAGACACAGGGCACCGGGGCCGACCTCATGTGGGACGCGCCGCCGGGAGCCGGCACGGTGCTTTCCGTTGGCAGCGGTACAGGGTTAACCGGCGGGCCAATCACCGGCAGCGGCACGCTATCGCTCGCGCCGATCGCCAGCGGCAATGTGCTGGCGAACACCAGCGGGTCATCGGCTGCGCCGATCCCAACCACCGTGAGCCTCTTGCTCGATACCGTCTTTGCGAGCGGTCGAGGCAACGTGCTCTATCGCGGTGCGTCCAGTTGGTCGGCGCTTGCTCCCGGCACGTCGGGACAGTTCCTGTCCACCGGCGGCACGACAGCAGACCCGTCGTGGCAGAACGCGCCGACCAGCGGCGGCAGCGTCCCCAACCTTCGCATCCTCGCGAACATATCCGGCAGTGCCGGCGTCCCGACCGGCAACACCCTCAGCGCGATCTTCGATGCGATCCTGTCCTCGTCGCGTGGTTCGGTGATCTACCGCACGAACAGCGGCTGGGTTGCGCTCGCGCCGGGAACTGCCGGCCAAGTGCTCACCACTGCCGGCGGCAGCGCTGACCCGACATGGACGACCAACGGCGGCGGCTCGCTGGGCATCGCCTCGCCCGCGGCACAGGACACGCTTTCTTACAATACAAGCTCGGGGAAGTTCGAGAACGTCCGCGCGCGCTATCACTTGGGGACCTACGTCCCAGGCACCATGTCGGCGAGCCAAAACCTGCTGTTTCATCGCTTCTCGAAGGCCGTCACCATCCCGGCGAACTTCGGCGCTTATCTCGGCCACATCAGCGAAGCCGCCGGCATGGTCGCCGCGACCGCGTCAACCGTGATCACCATCAGCAAAGCGCTGAGCGGTACGCCGACCACGTTCGCCACCGTCGCCACGATCACCTTCGCGGCGGGTGCCGTGCTCGGCACGTTCTCGACCCAAGCCGCCATCACCTTCGCGCAAGGCGACCTGATCAGGGTTCGCGGGCCAGCAACCGCAGACACTTCGTTTTCCGACTTCACCGCCACGATTATGGGCTGGGAGACTTAAAGACATGACCGGGTTCACCGATCGGGTCGCGCAAGGCATCTTGAACCACGTCGTCGGCAAGACGACCATCTTCACGATGCCCACTGCATACGTCGCCCTGTTCACGGCCACGGGCACCGATGCCGGCTCCGGGTTCAGCGAGCCGAGCGGCGGCGCTTATGCCCGCGTGGCGACGGCTGCGGCGGATTGGAACACCGCCACCGGCTCGGCGCCGTCGCAGATCACCAACGCGAACCCAGTCAACTTCCCGACCGCCACAGCGAATTGGGGCAACATCATCGCCTTCGGCGTCTATGACGCATCGACCGCGGGCAATCTGCTCCTGTGGGATTATTTCGGCGCGTTCACCTGGCTGCCGGCGAGCGTATCGGCTGCATCGCCCGCGGTGCTCAACGCGAAAGCGCACGGTTTCACCGCGGGCGATCTCATCGAGTGGTCGGTGGAATATGGCGGCACGACGCCGACATTCTCGCAATCGAACTTTACCGGGCCGCTCACCGTCGTTAGTCCTGCCACCGACACCTTCACCGTCACCAACGGAGGGACCGCCGTCAACACCAGCACGACCGGGAACGGCATGTTGCGAAAGATGACGGTGCAAGGCATCAACAGCGGCGTGCAGGCGAGTTTTCCGGCCTCGTCGCTCACCATCACGGCGGCGTGACATATGGCTCTTCTTTTCATGGACGGAATGGATAAGTACGGCGGAGCGAACACAAACACCACGTCCGTTATCGCGCTGATGGCGGGTGAGTGGACCACGGTAACGGGCACGCCAAACATCGCGGCGCCGTTAAGCGCAATTGGGCAAGCGTTGTTTCTTGGGAGCATCTCGACTGCCGCAAAAACGCTAGCAACTAATTACGGGAGAATTATTGGTGGGTTTCGTTTTAGTGCGAATTTAGTTGGTTATTTTGGCATTCAGTTTCTCGACGCGGGCTCTAATCAGTGCGGCATTCAGATACCAACAACAGGAACTATAACTCTTCGCAACGGTTCTCTGGCTGCCGGGACAATAATCGCCACCGGAACTACTGTCGCAGCTAACACTACCCACTACCTGGAGTGGGATATCACTCTCGGAAACTCAGCCGCCTACAATGTCTATCTCGATGGCGTATCAATTATTTCCGGCACGGGCGACACAACGGCGACAGCTAACAACACCATCAATGGGGTGTCACTCCAGACTCAATCTGCTGGCACCGCCAGTGTCGACGACCTCTATCTCTTCGACACCACCGGCACCACCAACAACGCGGTCCTGCTCACCTCGCCGCGTATCGAGACGACGTTGCCGGTATCGGATAGCTCGGTACAGTTTGGAATTGGCGCTTCGGTGCTCGGCGGGACGCTGGCGCGCACCGCGACGAACTTCTCGACCGCGGCAAACCAATTTTATCTGCGGCCGTTTACGCCGTCTCGCGCCTGCACGCTGAACTCGATTGCGATCAACGTCATTACGACGAGCGCGACGGTCAACCTGCGCCCGATCGTCTATGCCGACAGTTCGGGCGCGCCGGGATCCCTGCTCTCGGGCGGCTCGACCGTGACCGGCATCACGGCCGCGACGACGGTGACACTGCCCCTGACGACCCCGCAGAGCCTGACGGCTGGGACACAATACTGGCTCGGCTACATGGCCGACATCGCGGTCACCAACGCCTTTGTTGCGGGTGATACGACGGCGGCCGGCCGCACGGCGACCAGTACCTTTGCCAGCGGCGCGCCGGGCAGCGCACCCGCGACCACCGCTGGTCAGGCGAGCGTGCAGCTTTGGGGCAACGTCACGCTGGCGAGCGCAGCCAATTACTACGAAGTCTCGCAATCGCCGCCGCCGGCCGCGAACACAAGCTACGTTACGGACACCACCGTCGGGCACGAAGACCTCTACAGCTTTGCGAACCTGAGCGCGACGCCGGCCAGCATCTATGCGGTGGCGGTCAAAGCCTATTGCGAGCGCAGCGATAGTGGCGCCCGCACCGTATCGTTGCGCATGCTCTCCGGCGGCACCGATGGCGGCGGCTCGCTGACCGGCCAGACACCGGGCACAAGCTACGCCTGGATCGGCTCGTATTTCGCGACTGATCCGAACGGCTCGATTGCGTGGACGGGGACCGCTCTGAACGCCGCGACAACCGGCTTCAAGATCGATGCCTGACGATCCCACCCAGCAAGACAGGCCGAGTTTACTAACGACAGAGGGGCGTCTCGGCGGGATCAGACGCGAGGCGCTGGTTGCGGATACTGGCGTTGCGAAGCTCGCGGGCATTGTCCGCGAAGCGCTGATTGCCGGCGTCGGCCTCGCTGGTCGTATCCGCGCGCAATCGTCGGCCAGCGGCTCCGTCAACACCGTCTTTACCGGAATTACTCTCGCCGGCACAGCGACGGCGAGAAGCGCGGCCCGCGCCGTAGGAACGTTCCGCACCGCCCTCGCAGGCAAGATCACCGCCGCATCAGTCGGCGTGATGTTCATTCCGCAGCACATCACCGTTGGCGGGCGGGTGGCGACAATGGCTCGCACTCGGCTCGCCGCGCTCGGTCAGAACCTCGTCGGTGGTCGAGTCACCATGCAGACCAAGGCGTCGGGGCTGGTCAACCTCGCGCTCGTCCCGGTGAGCCGGCAATTCGGCGTGATCATTAACACGGGGTGATGCGATGGCATGCGGTGGCTGCTTGCAGATGCGACATACGATGGTCCGGGTTGTCCTCGGCCGCAGCGCAGCCGACAAGCTCGTACCGTCGGGCAGGCAAGTTGCCACCCGAGCCCCGCCCGGCAAGGCGAGCACCGAGACAGTCGTGCGCCGCAATATCATCATCAGAGCTCCACGACGTTAACCGGCGGGCATTTGGACAGCCACGATCGCCTTATCTGGGCGGCGTTCGCTGCGGTGGCGGTGCTAGTCACGATCACCGGGCTTGTGGTTTTTGGATCGATTTTCTTCGCTCCCGGCAGCGACGCCACGGTCAAGCAGATGATCGAGGGGCGGATCATCAGCAGGGCGCTCGTCCTCTTCCTGATCGTGCCGACGATCGCGCTTTTGTGCCTACAGGACAGGATCAGCGGCGAGGCAGCGCTGGCCGCGCTCTCGGCGATCGCCGGATATATCCTCGGCGGCAGCGGTCCCGGTCAGTAGATGATCACCGGCAAGACGGCTCCCAATGGTCCCGTTGCCAGTGGTCCGGGCCGCAGACCTCGAACCCTCCGGGCCGCAACCCCTTTTTTAGGTTCTCTGCCGCCCTCGCCCTCGCACGCTCCCTTGCATCCGCGATTGGCCCCTGGGTTGCCCTCGCCTCCTCAAGGGTGCGACGCAGGCCGTCTATTACCAGCATATAATTCTTGCAGTCTTGTTGCTCGCGCATATTTAGCTTGCTGACGGCTAATTCGCATTTGTCCAGGTCCGTCATGTCGTCGCGGGCCATAGCAGGCGTTGCACCGAGCGCCGCGACGAACGCGACGGCAACCAATGATTTGACGGCGTTCATTGGATGGTAAAATCTGAAAGAAGCCATGTGTCGAGGTTCCATCTCGATAGTGGTCAGGGGCTCGCCGCCGCTAGCACGGAGGCGGGCCTCGCTTATCTAACGCGGGGCCGCAGCGCCCGCTTGATAGACCCGGCCAAAAACTTGATAGTTGGGACAATCGGAGGAAGGAGAAGGCCAACCCTTGCGGATTGACCCCCTCCCGGTTTACCGATAGATGATGAGCTTGACGCGGAAACGCCAAACTCCCACTATCAGGACCAGGAGTTTCCGAGTGTGCATCGGACTCTCCTTCCCAGAATGCCGGCCAGGACGCCCCTGACCGGCATTCGCCTTTTAGCACAGAACGCAGTTTATTCGCGCGGCCGCCCGACCAGACGTTCGAGTTGCTCAATAGCGACCCGCATCCGCACCGCACGCATGTTCCGGCGCTGCCGCGCTGTGTACCAGGCGTCGACCACCTCACGGCTGGCGGCGATCAGCTCGTCGCCGAGCCGGCGCCCGATCGAGATGTCGAGGCTCACCTCGTCGAGCATCGCGCGCTCTTGGTTGAGGCGACGCTGCGCGGTCACAGCACAAAGACCACGGCCGCGGCGAGCGCGACGAGTCCGAGAAGCCCGTCGGCGAGCGCGAGCCACGATGTCGGCGCGGTCATTCGTAATCTTCCCAATCAGTAGCGATCTCGTACGCGAGGTCTTGGATGAACTCGTTCACCTCAACCAGC